CACACCTTCAAGCTTTGCCGTGCTGTCAGTCAGTCGCTCAAAACGCTCTGCGGTAGTCTCTACATTGCTGCGCAAGGTCGTAATCACTGCGGTTGCAGTGAGAAGGATACCGACCCAACCACCAAAGAAGTTGAAGACACCGCGCAGCGCACCGCCTGCAGTGGCCAGGGCGCGGGTAGACAGAACCATCTGCTGCTGTGCGGTAATAACACGCTGTGTTGCGGCTAGGCGGCGCTCCTGTGCGCCCTGATAGCGCACCTCTGCCTTTTCCAGTGTGCGGATCTGCTTGCCAAGCGCCGCCGATGCCACACCTTCACGCTGCAGCGATGTAACTCGACCCTGCGCTACAGCAACGGTGCGAAGAGCCCGCTGTTCATTTCTGCGCGCCTGACCCTCTTGTTTGGCAGAAGCTGCAAGTTCTGCAGTCCGCGCAGCTGCTAGATCACGGAAAGCCTGCGAAATGTTGGATATGCGACGTGCCGCAAAAGATGTGATCAGCGCTACACCCGCGATTTTGACGGCTTCACCGAACTTTTCTGCGGCCTCTGCATTGTCTGATAGCAAGTCGCCTAAAGCTATCAACCCGGATACCGTTGTCGCAGATCCACCTAAGCCCTTGTCGAAAGCCTCAGTCACGATAAGTGCGCCGCTCTGGAACACCTTTGCTGCGTCTGCAATTGTCACCTGAACATTTCCGAAACGTGCGTCGGCTTCTTCCTCAAGGCTATTCAGGGCTCTGATCATGACGTCACTTGTGAGAACACCTTGTTTTGCCAAAGCCTTCAGATCGTTGATCGTGCCGCCCGCTTCTCGGGCAATCGCGCGAGTAAGTTCGATCGGTGCGTTCTCTCGAATAGCCCTCAGTTCTTCGCCGCCAAGCTGTGACGCCTGAAGTGCCTGACTGAATTGGATAAGCGTAGATGATCGCTCTTGTGTGGTTCTGCCCGAGATGGCGAACAGTTTGTTCAAGGTCTCAACCTGCCGGATGGTTTGCTCAAGTGTTTGCGTACCGGCCACCGCTTTTTGAATACGCTGGACGCCGCGTGTGAAGTCGTTCAAGCCTGAAAGTGATCGTACAGACGCCTGAAAAACACGTTCAAATGTCTCTTCGCTTGTGTCGCCGGCTTCACGCAAAGCGTTGCGGATCTGCGCAGCTTGATCGATGAAGTTCGTGGCAATGTTGACGCCAAAGCCACCAGCGATGATGCCAGAGATAGTCCGCAATCTACCAGCTGAAGCAACGATACTATCGACACCGCGCTCAACTCTGTTGAACCCGGCCACAGAACTTTTTTCAAAGTTGTTTATGCCGCGCTCGATCCCGCGAAGCTTTCGCAAGAAAGGCCCATCGATCGCATCAAATTCGGCTACTGCTCTACGGACCATTCTGCACCTTATTGATTTCTATTTTGCGCTCAACAGCGGCCCAAAGCTCTTTGGGTGTTGCTGTCCAAAATTGGGCGGGAGGCCAACCCAAGTCTACTGTGGCGACAGAGAAGGCTCGTTTGAGAAAGCCCCCATTATCTCGTCCAGCGTCTTCTGTGCGTCGTCCTCCCGTTCGGCTTTTTTTTGGGCATATTGCTCCGGGGTGAACATCAGACGTTGAATGAATTCGCTTTCTTTGGTGACAAGATCCTCATGCCAGAGACCCATATCGAACATGCGTTCCTTGACGGTATCGAACTTCCAATCGACATCCGGATTGGCTGCTTTAAGCCCCTCGAGTAACAGAAACGCCCGGACCTGCAATTTAGCTTTTCCCGTAATCAATTGATCAAGATGGTTTACCAGCCCATCGAACTGATCTTCGAACGCGTCCACCACCGCGAAAGTGGGAAGCAAGGAGACCTCACGGCCCCCCAGCTTCAGTTTCACTGCGTCCCGCATCTTACGCTACGGTCTCACGTGTGATCGTCCCATTTTCGGACAGTTCGATCGAGAAGTCCGGTTCGCCGCTTACAGGGAAGCTGGCTTGAGACAGGATGACAGTCATTGGCCCATGCCAACGAAAGCCGCCAACGGTCGCGGTTTCGATCCAGAAATAGCCTTCGCCACCACCATCGGAAGCCGCCACCAAGAGATCTTGCCCAGCTGAAACAGGTTCATCCAATCCCATGTTGAAGGTTGCGCTGAAGCCATCATTGCCCTGCGCGGTCTTCGACACGTCTTTGAAATTTGTCCGCTCCACGGTCAAACCAGTGTTCAAAGTCAAATCACCCTGCGATTCCACCAGCACCTTATTGCCGGTAACTGTGCCATCGTCAGAGATATACAAAAGATAGTTCTTGCCAGACATGGTCTATTCTCCTTGGTCTGTTTGGGTTTGCCAGATGCTCTTGGCAGAGATCCTGTTTAGGATTTTAAAGAAGCGTTATTGAGTACCGCGCAAAACCATGCTGCGTGGTGCCGTCATTGTCGCTGTCAATTTCAGTGTATTCGAAGTCCGGCTTTTTGCCGTTGAGCGTGGTAGACATGACGGCTGCGTGCAAGAAACCAATAACCTGCTTTGCTCGGATCTGCCCGCGACTTTGCGCCGATCCCGTTACTGGCCTGCTGAAGTAGTGAACCATGAAGCTGTGACGTCCACGCTCTCTGTCTTTGAAAGACCGATCGGCAACATTGAAACCATCTATCCTGATATATTCATCAAGCGGTGGATTTGGCGCATGATCCAACACTTCAAGGCTTTCACCTTCGGCAGTGATTGCTGACGTCAAAGCGTTGTAGAGATCCTGCTGTACCTGCGGCATTGCTGCAATCGTCATTGGAATACTTGCCTCATCACAGCGTCCAACGCCGCTTGCTGGTTTCTGTAATAGACCTCTCGTTCGCCTTCGAAAACATCATCGTGCACCGGGCGCGCGGGCTGCGTCGGTGTACCTTTGAAGAAGTATTGAAGGTGGATTGCTTGCTTAAAGGCGGCTGAAGACAATAGCCCAACTCGACCCTTTAAGCTTCGACGGCCAAGCGAATATTTATAGGTGCGGCGCGCTATCCCTGTGATGTCTCGCATTCCTGTTTCGCCGTGATGGAACTCAGCATACTGAGAGGCGATATTAAGCCCCTGCATGACGTCTCGATACATCCGCTTTGTTGATATCTCGACTTGCTCGAAAGCCTGCTCTTGAAGCTCTTCCGGCGCGGCTCTGATCGCGGCTCTTATTGCCTTTACACCCCTCACGCGCGCCATCAGCTTGGCTGGCCTTCTCTTGCTGTGATCGAAAGGTACTGCCCATCGCCCTGGATGTCTTTCGGGCGAGACTGAATGTTCATGTACACATCGTTATCAAGATCGACGCAGCGCATACCCGATGTGATTGCCCGTGTGTTGGTATTGTTGTCGACTTTGAGGCGAACAACGGGTTCTGCAGCAATTCCACCGGCGTTCAGAACTTCCATCTCTTTAGTCATAGACCGTATGTGCTCAATCTCGCCAAACTCTTCGACGTGAATAGCCCAAGCGACTGTTTTGCCCCCATAGCCATCGTCAACAGTAATCTGCGTTTCAAATCGCAATCGGCTATTCATACCCGTGTGACCTTCAAGTCTCTGATGAGGTGTGTAACGCCCGCGGGTATCTCCCCGCGGTCCTCTGTCATGCCATCTGGCGCTCGATACCATTGAACAATCATCATCATAGCCGCGGTGGCAACTGTTTTGATCTTCGGTGACGCATCAGGCAAACCTGCTGTCATCTCGAACGTGAATTCATTCCGGTCTTCGTAAGTATCCGGCATTTCAAAGTCTTCATTGAAGACAACGACAGATTGGCCACGCCCTTCTTTGAGTTGATACTCTGTGTCTGGCAAAACCGTCTCGACACCTGCCGTGTCAAAGTATTTGATTGCCACCGATCGGACATCGACAAGAGGCAATCGATATGAGCCCGCAAAGGTCATGCTTTCTTGCGAACTCCATGTTTGAGGCATTATGCAGCGCCCAAGCGCGCCCTCTGGCCCGTCCAACCGGCCGGTGGCCGCAGAGATCAGCGTCTCTATGTAGTCGTCCTGCTCTACGTGACGTAGACGAAGAGCGGCCTTGACGGCGTCCAGTTCAATGAAATGATCAATGGGGCCAGATATCAGCTTAGGGCGCGTTGACATGATGTTTCTCAGTCTTGTTCTGGGAAGTAATACGCAAGAAGTGCGGAACGCAGTTCCTTGACGGGCAATTCATCAAGTCCTTCGACGTCCAATTCTGGATCATCCCGCACGTGCTGACGAAGTTCCGCGCCCTTCATCTTTTTCATCTCAGCCTTTGTAACGACAGGCTCTTCTGCGCCTTGGCCTTCCGGCACTGCGACGTTGACAGGGCGATCTTGCTCGGGCTCAACGAAATCGACGACATCCAACTCTTTAGCCGTTTCCAGCAAAGAATCTGGGCATTCCGCGCCCACAGAGAAGGTGCGTTCATAGCGATCACCTTCGACTAGAAGGTTTGTTGATGTTTTGAATTTCCAAGTCATGTTCAATCCTTTTGAAAAACCGACCAGAGCCGTAGCCCCGATCGGTTATATTATTTGAAGTAATCCAGAAGGATTAAGCTGCGCTCACACGGTGATAACGGCCATATTCCGGGTTCCACAGACCGCCGCCAACGCGTTTGGTTGTGTAGAACATGATGTATGGCTTGTTTGTGAACGGGTCACGCAGAACACGAACGCCAAACCGGTCGAAGATGTTATAGACCATGCCCATGTCGCCGTAGAACACAGGAATAGCGTCTGCAGCAACATCTGGCATACCCACAAGTTCACGCTGAGACACGCCCAACAAAGTAGCCGGCTCACCCGCTTGGAAGGGTGGTTGCCAAAGGAAGTTGCCATCGCCATCCTTCATTTTGCGAACAATCCCTTGCGTGCGACGGTTCATATACAACGAAGCATTGGTGGCGCGCGTGGATTCGACATCATAGATCAGATCGACAAGTCCATCAGGCGTCAGATCGGCAGCGGCCCCGGATGTGACCTCTTTGATGTGGCCAAGAGGATGTCGCAGGCTTGCACCAAGTGCCAACTCGTCTGCTTCTGTGTAGGTCAGAAGGCCACGTGGCTTGTTGTCACCATCGCCGTTCACAAAGGCTTCGCCTTCTTGGAAGTCGAACTCTGTACCGACCTCAGACGCAAGCCATCCGTCAATGTCGATTTCCGAGTCATCCAAGAGCCGCTGCGTGATGCCAGGCATAGCGTAAATTTCACCGAACGCATATGTATAAGGCTGCAAGGTCGGCCCATCGGTTTCTGGTCGCGCTGCAGTCTCACCAACCCAACCAGAAGCTGTGCCGCGAATGTTGAACAAACGCGTGAACCCGCGGCCCGATACATTCGTGACGGTAGCAAAGTTGCGCATTGCAGAAATCTGCTTCAGCTTGTCCGTGATAGTGCGATCCCACTCGACAGGAACAGTGTAGCCACCATCTTCATCAGATCCGACAGACAAGGCCGCTTTGATCCCGCCCTCTTCAATCATCGAAGAGATTTGATCTTCATTCTTGCCTGTGCGGAAGAACTTATCAAAGGCGGCTTCGTACTTGCGCTCTTGAGGCGAAAGCTTGTCAGCATCTCCCTGCTCACCCAATTCAAATTGGGCCAGCTTTTCAGCGTTGGCCTTCATTTCATCGTTGTGAGCGTTGATGCTGTCCATCATTGCGTTGATAGATTCGTTGATCTTCTCGATTTTCTCTTTCTCGAGAACGTCAACAGCAGCTTGCACACGCTTGTCAGCTTCGGCACCAACGCTCTTTTTGAGCTCTTCGAAGCCTTTGTTGACCTCTTCGAGTGCGTTTGCCATTTCTGACGTTGTCATTTCCGCCATCACGGCCACTGCGCCGCGAGTAATGGCGCACACTTTCCACATGCGAGACATGGTATTCTCCTTATGATTTTGCGTTTTCGGCAAGCTTTTTAAGGCTTGCCACGAATTCGCCAGCGCTAGACTTGGCGGTAGTCGATGCAGCGCTAGGCTTGCCCGACTTTAAATCCGTCATCAGCGCTCGGCATTGAGAACGGGATTTATTGGGGTATGAGTTGCGAATTGCGTTCATGACAGCAACGTCTGACCGCACAGACGCAGCTGATACATTGTCATCTTCGGCCATCTCTTCGTGGGCAAGAAATTCATCGGCAAGACCGGTATCAACAGCGCTCTGGCCATTGAATACGGTCTCTTCATCCATCCAAGTCACGATCTGTGCATTGTCTTGGCCAGAACGCTTTGCATAGAGATTTGCCATGCTTCCATCGAACTGCTCAAGATCGTTGATTACAGCTTTCAGATCATTCTTGTTCCCCATAACAACGGTCCAGGCGTTATGGATCATGATAAAGCCAGTTTCAGCGATACGCACTGTGTCTCCGGCCATCGCAATGACAGAAGCGGCTGATGCTGCCATTCCGATCACGTGAACTGTCACTTTGGCGCTATGTTTGCGCAAAAGATTGTAGATCGCGACACCTTCAAAAAAGTCACCGCCCATCGAATTGATGTAGACGTCAACATCACGATCCCCGATGCTGCGCAGCGCACCTGCAATCCGTTTGGCCGTTGTGCCCTCTCCGGTCCACCAATCTTCACCAATCTGATCGTATATCGTGATCGAAGTTTCGTCAGACGCGTTATTGGCCACGACTTCCGGTTGCCAGTTCACAATAGCGTCTTCGCGCAGAGCAAAGTTCATTCCGCCCGGTTTGTTGAATGCGGAAACTGCGGGTAAATCTTTAAGGCTCATCGGTACTGCCCTCCTGTTGCGCTACGTTTGGGGGAGGGTAAAATTCTTGCCCTTCACCGTTTGGTTTGGCCGGGTAGCCTTCCGCCATACGAACTTCGTCGGCGTTCATGGCACCCATTTGTAGTTTGATCTGGTTTGCTTCCCAGCGGCCTTTTTCATCACCTCGAAGCAACGGATATGTGTTGAAATCTGCTTCTTCGTCATCATCGGTGATGAGATCGCGCTCGATTGCACCTTCCCAGACTTCGAACCAATCGTTGAGGCTGTAGTTCACAAACCCAATAGATTGCTGCTCGATTCCAGAACCCCACGAAGTAGACTTTTCTGTGAAGCCAATCATGTGAGGTGGCACCCCAAAGAACATTGCTATCTCCAAGACCGAAAACTTCCGGCTTGAGATGAATTCGGCGTCTGCTGAAGACATGCCAAAAGGTACGTAATCGAGACCTTCCTCGAGTATCAGATCCTCGCCATATCGATCACCATCCACCTTGAAATCGCCCAGCGAGCTTTTCAGACGGTTGTATGCCTCATCACTCAGGTTCCCCGGATGCTTCAGCGCGCCTGTCATGCGCGTGCCGTTCTTCCAGAGCCTTGCCCCATGCCGTTGCGCTGATCGCGCCTCGCCTATGGTTTCTCGGGCGTACTGCAGCACCGAAAGCCCCTTGATGCCGTCCAGAGACATTCCTCTCAGATGGAATATGTCTCTCTGACTGTATATCCGCGTCTTGCCGCTCTTTGGTGTGTACTCATACTCAATGTCACCATTCAGTTTTTGTGTGACCTTCATTTGCGAAGGCAAGATTGGGATCAATGACGATACGGTTCTGCCCGTACGCACTTTTAGGGCATAAGCGTTGCCGTCGAAGAGAAGATGATTTTGAAGCATCTTCTTGAACTCATTCCCTGTCTGCCAAGAATTAGGGCGGCGATTGATCAGTTTGGAAATAGCATGCTTAGACTTCAGTTCGTTTGTGTACTGATCCTTGATGTCGATACGCATTCCGGAGACCGCGCCCGAAATCAGAACCGCGCAACGGAAAACAGCGGCCTGCGACAAGCTTTCCTTCAATCCGACATGTTCACCTGTCATAGACTGATATCCGGCCTGTAAGAGCTCCTGAAGTTCCTGACTGCTCTTCACGCTGGACGCCGATACTTTCGGAGATATGGCCAGCGCCAATCCTGCGCGTAGCCTTGTTACTATGCTCATGGGTTCCCCTTATATGCTTCGAATTCCGCGTGTTTCGTAAATGGATCGTGACGCGGGTTGCGGATCATGCGTCATGAGCTCAAAGGCGTCGAACCCGGCTATGAGTGGGTCAATCTTGGTTTTCCCTGCGTTCTGCTTTGAGATATAGATAGAGTTGCCGCGCTGTTCCGCTTTGGCATTGCCTAAAACCCAATTCATCATTGGCCTACCACAGTGCCAAAAACGCTTATCTTTAAGCTTTCGCTCCATCCCCCAGATTGCAGAAGACAGTTTGGTGCCTTGCGGGACACCGCAAAGCTGTTCATCGGTGATCCCGTTTTCCTTTAGGATCTTCACAAGATCACTGACCATTCGCGGGTCTAACCCAATTCCGTCTTCTTCAGGTATCAAACCACGTTTGTTGATGTTTGAAATTATCGCAGCAACGTCTTTGATGTCCTGATCCGGTGATCCGTCTTTACAGATGGTCAAATCGCCTTCTTTGGCAAACTGCTCTAAAGCTTGTGAAATCGACTTTCGGCGCTTGAGCGTCACTTCCCAGCACCATGCGTGATACCATGCAAGCCAGTTTCCGGTTTTCTTGCAGCGACCCAAAACACACAGACCGAAAAGGTCATCAAGACCGCCTGCGTCGATACCTACGGTCACAACATCTGAGCGATCGAGGATAACATCCAATGAAAGCTCTAAGTCTGTCCGATCTTCCCAATAATCTGCACCTAACCAACGGTCCAGGTGCATGGCCAAGCCGATTTGGACATTGAGGTGCTGAGAGGCCCAAAGGCGCATTGCCTCTTCGCCCTTGTCCTGCTCGTTTTCGTAATCTTCGATCAGATCCGCAACAGTGAAGGGTCGGCCGAGATTTGGGTGAACCATGTGCCAATATTCGGGGTTCTTCCATGTCCCATCTTTTTGCATGGCGAACGGGAATTCATAGAGTATCGGAAGCATCTTTACCGACTTGGTATAGATACCGTCACGAACTCCACGCGCATACATGAGCTCGGTCTTGAAGACGCCTTCTGGCGGGATGTCGCTCTGCGTAGTGATCATCACGAACATGGCTTCAGGGCTGGACATCATACCGCCCCTGATTTGACGTATGACCCTGTCAGCGCCGTTTATAGTCGCCATGAGGTGCAACTCGTCCAGAAGGACAAACACTGGCCGCGACCCGGTCATAACCTTCATGTCGAAAGTCTTAACCTTCAGCTTTGCCTTGTTCAGTCGATCGATGATCGTTTTGCGCGAGTGCTGGACGTGAAAGCGATCGGTAAGATACTGGTCACATTCGATCATCCCAGCTGCTTGCTGAAATGCCAGATCCGCAATTTCTTGTGTGGGCCCCACGTAAATAAATTCTGCGCGGGGTCTTTCGTTCATAAGTAGGGCCGTGATGGACATCGCAGCGCCACCGGTGGTCTTACTGTTTTTCTTGGGCACCAGAGCAAGGATCTCGGGAACCATACGTTTACCGTCGATCAGAGACCCAAACAGACACCTGACAATGTCCCTTTGCCACTCTCCCGCGGCTACATCCAGCGTTGGCATGCCCGGAACATCCGGCAATCTCAGACGGTTGAAGATCCCAACGGCCCGGTCGGCCTCTTCTTTGTCGAGCGGCAGATCAGGAACCAAGCTTTCGCCGGCTTCTAACCTGCGCTCCCAATCAGGACACGCAAAATCGAAAGGCATTTAGTTTATTGTTTGCTTTTCGGTATTTAGCACTTCTCCCCACCCACCGTCTTTGTGGCCTTCTTTGGCGCGTTCAAGCGTTTGTTCTTTTTTCCCGATAGGTTGAACGCGCTGCTTTACAGGCTTTGGGGGTACAACCATCAGGAACTCGAGCGTCTTATTCATCGCTGAAACGTTCCCGTCCATAGCCGCCTTGTAGCGTGCCATGATGACGTCCGCTTTCACCTTGGCCCGCGCCTTCTCGAAGTCATCGCCATAATACTGGTTCAGCGTAGGGATGCTGATCTCAAGCGCCTGAGAAATATGCTCTTTTGTCATTCCGTGAGCGCTCAGAACCCTTACCTGCTCTGATCTTGCGGCTGTTTTCCGGTGCTTTGGGCGTCCTCGCTTCTTGGCGGGCATGGGCATATTTTCCTTTCAACCAAAAAAAGTGTGCGCGTGCGGGGGTGGCGGGTCGGGGGCGCACAGCGTTTTGAGCTTTTGAGGGGGGGGTGGACGCTGCAGACACGGGCAGGGCTGGCCAGTGACTGAGCGATGTAACAAGTGAACGTGACTTACCTGCCAAGATTACAGGCGATGTGATCTCTTTATTTTGTTAGGCTTTTGCTTTGGCTGAGCGTGGTGGCTGGCACCATGGGCTATGTCTTCAAGCTGACCTTGTTTGTCGTGCCACTCTTTAGATACAGCTTCGCAATTGTTCTCATCTATAAAGAGATACCATTGAAAGCGATGAGGTGTCTTGTGGTGGACTATTGGGCTATCAGGCGCATTCTTTCCCCCTACTAATAGAACACCCGTTCTTTGACAGGTGTAGTTGTCACGTTTGAGAACGCGACGGCGCAACGCAAACCATTCTGGCAATGAATACCACCGTCGCTTAGGGTTGCTTTGGTATCTGCGCTGATCACGTGTCAGTCCAGTTTGAGCGACCAGGGGGCCCTTCCCCTTGAGCATGCGAATGGGCGACTTGATCGATTTAAGCGACGTCATGCAGCTGCACTCCCCCTTATATACAAGGCTATAGGCCTTTATACGTTTAACGTGCATTTTTATTCTTGCATTTGTTTGCACGCTGAGCGTATAAGAGGGCATACCACAAGCAACGACCCTGCTACCACATCGGGGCACACAAGGAATACGCCATGAATATTGTACTAATTCGCAACGGAACTGCATATCCGGTTCAACCCTTTACGCGCGTAAATTCAAATGGATTCGATAAGATATCGTGCATTGTCAAAGAGGGGGCACCAGCTTCTGTTCTATATAGTGTCGGCTCATTGCATTGGGCTTTGCCAAATGAACTATACGACGCAGCAACCGTAAAGAAACAGCGTGGGAATCGCGGTATCTTGATTACTACTAATGCGCTTGATCGCGCTGCTTTTCTGGCCAGCCTTCCAATTTAACTGTTCTAAACGCTATCTATCAAACCCGCGCACTACCACACCGCGCAACACAAGGAATCTACCACATGACACTGACATACAAAGCAATCTCAGAGCGCTGCGCTAATGCAGCGCTAGAACTGACACCGGACTTCCCTAAGACCGGCACTCTTGAGGCATGGATTGACTTCCAAAATGAGTGCGAAGCGTTAGACGCGCATGTGCTTGCATGGGGCGAAGTCGACGGCTGGGACTGGTCTATCTATACGCATTACGGAATTAAGATCGTTGATCTTATGCCGCAAAGTGATCTTAACGACGCTGAAGCGCAATGGCATGATATGGACGGGCCAAGCTGCATTGACGAAAGTTTTGGCGTCTATGAGTTCGCCAGCAAAGTCGCTTACTTCTACCTTGTGTCGCAAGTCACTGAGCACATTGAGGCCTTGAAAGAAGAGCTGATCGATATGGCTCAAGGTCAAATTGATAACCTTGAGGCATGGGGCTGAACATGGATCACAATTTTGAACTAGGTTTCGGGCCCTCTGAATGCCATGAATTTGAAGGCGTAACTGTTTGCATTGATCAATGCGATTTAGGCTGGGATTTAATGGGTGATGAGCCTGTTGACATAGTTAGCCAAGAATCCCGCTCATATAGCGCCATATGGAACTTGCACCTTGGCGGCGCTGATATCCCTGATCGCGAAACCATGCTCCAGATATACCGCGAAGAATGGCAAGAGATAGTTGAAGACATTGCCTATGACTGCGAAGAGCGATCAACAGGCATTGTGGTCTGGCCATACTGGCATGACCACGCAGTTACGTTTAAGTCATGGCGTAACGCAGCGCGCGGCATGCTCAAGCGCGATACAGGCTATGACTTAGACGATATGCGCATAGTTGAGATTGCGCCGGAATACTCAAAAACGCGTTCTAATTTCTATGTCATGTGGTCTCAATCCAACTATGAGAAATACGCTGGGGGAAAGGGCTATGAGCCATCTACGGAATACTACCAAAGCATTATGTCTGGTGATGTGTACTACATCTCAGTAACTGACAATGACGACATTGCAGACCCTGATTCTTGTGGTGGTTTTGTCGGGGAATATTGGTGCGACTACATCCAGAATGAAGCGCGCGACATGCTCTTGTCAGTTATCAAAGAGAAACGCGAAAAGCTTGCCACGATTGCCGCGCAAGAGATGCAAGAGGCGCGTCCAGACATGGAGATAAACCAATGAACGCGAACGACATAAAAGAAACTGCAGAACGATTCAACATTAGTAAGGATGAGGCAGAACGCATTGCAGAGACGGTTGAAACTGAAGCTGAATTCATCAGGGTCTGGGAAAACACCGAATGGTGGACGGATAAAAACAACCCTTTCTGACTTTGGGCGAACGGGACCACACAAGCCTAGCAATGGCTCAACACCGGGCCGCAAATTTGGCCCATGAATTTTTCGACGATCACAAGGAATGGAATCATGACTGATAACTTGAACACTTACACAATCGACGTGGCAATGTCGCCGCGCGCTTATGGTCTAATTGAGGTGCAAGCTGCTAGCCCTCAAGCTGCAATTGATAGCGTTACACCTGAAATGGTGGCGGATAGGTTCACGCTGCATGGAAACGGCGCTGATGATTTAGACTACCATCACCCTTGCGATATCTGGATTTCAAACGTTTTAGACGATCAAGGCGACGAAACCGGCAACGGCTGTCTGGAACGCGAAGTTCCAGACGGCCCTTGGATCAATCGTTACGTTACCATTTACACAATATTTTTGGACACTTCAGGCGGTTGCACTTTTGAGACTTTTATTGACGAAACGTCTTTTCATGCACGCGTCATGGAATGGTGCAGCGCTCAAATTGCGGAAGCCAATTTGCAACATGACGCTGGATTGAAAGCCCCGCAAGACTGGCAAGACGCTTTAGATATCTGGTCCGAATATGACGGAAGGGATGACTACATCTATTGTGACCAACAATCGCACAAATTGCCCTAAAACCCTACAACACAAAACACACAAGGAATCTACCACATGCCTTTTGACGCTACACCTTCACAAACCAGCAATGATCTTTCTGTACAGATCGAAACCCTTTGCAATATCGCGCTTGGCAATTACCCGAATGCGACGGGGAAGAAAGCAAACTTGTCTGAACGCCGCGCGATTGCGTTGCAAGCTCTTGCAATGACTTCAAGCGCTATCACCGAATGCGACCCGAATGCGGATTACATAGACCTTTTGGAACTTGCCGAAACCCTTGGTTCACTCATTCCGGTGCCTAAAGTAAAAGCCCCTACAATCGATCCATCTCTTGGCGAATGGTGCGAATATACCGATGCGCAGCGCCGCGGATCATTCAAATCGTTCTACGGTGGACGGCAAGCCAGTTTCCGGTTTGCAGACGGCCAAGTGATCAAGGTGCAATTGCCGCACCGCACCAACAAAGATCAACCAGACTGGCAACGCGCGTCTGTTTGCGCCGTGTCTTTTTACAAAGCAATGCGTGTCAGACAGTTCCAAAACCTTGTTTGCGACTATAGCGAACATGCTGAAACATACGCGCGTGGTTGCGCCGTGCCTGAAATTGTTCAAGCGATCGATATCACCCGCGATGTTGAATGCAACGTGCAAGAGGCTAATCGCGCAACAGAGCAAGAGCGCTCTGGATTCACCTATCTTGCTGAACTTTCCACGTTTGCCGCTGAGCAAGGTGGCCGTTGGATGTCGGCATGGCAGATTGCAAAGCAAAGCACCGCTAGGGCTCTTCATAGGCAGTCTGAGCGCGCTCTTGCCGCGTGCCCTGTAAATGCCCTTGATAACGCATGGGGCGAATTCAGCGAATGGTCGCAGAGTGGCTTAGACACGGCTGAGAAACCTTCTAATCGCATAACCGCCCAGATGGATACCCTTGCACGCTCAATTGGCCCAGACGCGATCTATGACCTTATGATGAGCGATGACAAGCCAGGTTGGTATGCCGCCAAGTTGCGCGACAATCGCCGTTCTCAGATAGCTCAAACTTTTGAATGTGCTGCGTGATTAATAGATGACCCGTGCCTCTCTACCACAAGCGGCACGGGTCTAGCGCTTGCACGCTTGCCGCCAAGGAATTGAACGGCTTGAAACCCTTACCACAAAGGATTGAATTATGACTAGCCCCTCACCCTCAAAATGCGAAGTTATCGAATGGTTTGAGAACTCATTCGGCAAGCGGTGGAAACAAGCTCTTGCACGTTCTCTTGAGCATACGCGGCCAGCATTGATCTATGAGCAACTGAAACAAGACAATCTACCCATTACAATCGTATTGTCTTATGAGCTCTTAACCAACACTCGAATGAGTAAATGGCCAGCGCGCTTTGCTGAATTGCGCAAAATGGCTGACAAGCAATCGAAAGGTAAAAGCTGATGACCGTATATGAACTTCAAGCGCTCACATCCGATGATCTTTGGGCTTACTGGCCTATAGGGCTTTTTATCGTCACCCTAGTTGCTGGCTGGATATTATCCAAAACGCGCCGATGATCACCGCGCACACCTTGCGGCGTATGCCCTGCACGGCAATCACCGGCGCGCAACCTTTAAACTTGATAACAGAAACCAGCGGATCGGACGTGCTGAATATGGGGCAAAGCACCAATAGGGTATTGCCCGATCCACTGGTTAACCATCCCTAGCAGGGCGGTATCTTGTTTGATTATGGGGGAGGGTTTTTCACATCTCTAGCGATTATTCAGATAAATGAATCAGTCTGACTCACTTTGCAAGAGATTTCTTTCAGCGCTATAGAACGGAACAAACTGCGCTTGGCCATTTGGCCCCATGAGCATGCAGCCTTTCTGCGATCGAAGACCAAGCCAACCTTCTGGCATCAACTCCATTTCCACTATGCTCATTCCTAAAAACTGATCGTCTCTTTCTGATGTGTTTGCCGTGGTTCTTTCGCCAGCCTTTCGAAAGCCTGCAGCATAGGCCATGCGTTCAATCCTATGCATTGCGAAGCCTAATCATTTTCCCACGTAAGCCAGCATTATACACGCGATCAAAAGCGGCTTCACCGTAGCAAACCAAGACAGAAGGTGCCCCGCCGTTTGCAGAAGCAAGCGAACCATTTGGATAGCAAAAAGTCAAACGGCCTTCGAAAAAGAACAACCCTGTGGCGCGTTCCCATATTTGCCTGTGAAATTGCTCTGTCTCTGTTCTTGCGAAAACTAAAGCTATTGCCGATCCATGGTCCGCGCACTTAGAAAGCCATTTACCAGCGTCTTGATCATATGGCGGATTACACCAAACCAAACCAAACCAATCTTCGAAAAGACCACCAAAGCCACCTGCTGATTCTGGCCCAAAGTGTTCGTTTGCAGTGGCCCATGGTCGCGGATTGGAAAAACACGGGTCTAAATCGAAGGGCCCAAGAGCGTTAATAAGATCCGGTGGTGTAAGCCATATCTTTTCACCATTACCCGCTTTTTGATGTGTTCCCATACCAGCCATCTATTCCACCTCGATCGTGCCGAACTGAGCGGGAACGTTCATTCCCGCTTCATGCCATGCGTCACCTATAACGTTTAGGCTATCTTTCAGACCTGCAAAAAGCTTTTTACGCTGCCTATCTGGCACTGTAGGAACGGCTCTCTTTTGGCGGTAAACAAACCATTGAAACCTAATCGCCACGCTTGTCGTCGTATGACCGTGAATGCAGATTGCATCTGTCAATACAAGCGGTGGAACTGCTACGTGCAAACCAACGCGTGCGGTACTTTTAGGCTTTATGCGCTTGTATTCTACTTTTGGAAGATCACTCAAAGCTGATCGCGCAACTGTCACCATACTTGAGATCATTGCCTGTCGCTCTGAGTATCCAGACCCGCCTATTCCACCACCGTCAACATATTCACGAATGAATTCGGTTGAGTTAGGCGTGTGCGACATTTCAAAATAAGCACCGTAGCAATTGCCGATTGCTCTTTCTTGCGGTGTAAGATCCAGTTTTGGGCTTAACAGCTGTGTGACAAGGGTAGGTTGCCTTGCGGACGAAGCTCTCTCCCTATCAGGGCCGATCACGTCGAAAACTTCCGCTGCATTACTGTGTCTTAGGCTTCTCTGGCCACCACGCTTCAGGAATGCGTCAAGCTTATCACTCTTTCCCATGTGGAGACCTTCCGTATTCGCTATTTGCCCATTTGACGATCGGTTTGCGAAGTTCTTCAGGCAGTGAGCGGGGCCAGATGACCACAATGCCGCACTTTGCCCATAGACGCCGTGCAAACGACCAGGTGCGGCCGTGTGCTGCGTCTGGATCGTGCTGCTGTTGTTCGCCCAGCTTGTAGATGCCCGATATCGGCGCTTGACCCCTCATGTCTGGCCCCTTTCGTCGGGATTGATTGGGTAATCGCCGGGGCGTGTGAATTCGCGACGGCATGGCGCAATCCAGTGATATTTGGTTCCCGGTTGCGCGTGAGCCCGCCAAACAATCCAGCAATAACTGGTGGCTGTTGAAGGCTTGACCCACGCACCTTCTGTGCCGTCTTTGTTTTTCTTTTCCGGGTTCCAATAGTGTTTTTCAGGATCGCGCAAAAAGCCTTTGTGCATGATCACCCGCTCTGCAAACTGAAAGATGTCTGATGGTGGCTGTGAACGGAAAAGCCGATTGTAGCGCCCAACGCCTTCTGTGAATGCGGCTCTGACAAGCATGGCAGTATAGACGCGACTTGCGCGCAAACCCTGCTGTATGAACTCTTCTGCCAAGCGAAATGGCGGGTTCGTGAACGTTGCATCTACTTGGTTTGGATTGGCGTCCAAAAGGTAATCATGCGTCGGATAGCCCGAACCGTAATCATACACATCACTTGCGATCACAGTTCGAAACGATTCTTCAAGCGGCATGACCATGAACCCGCGATTGCAGGCAGGCTCTGCCACGTCCATCTTCGCTGGATCATAGCCATAAATCCGTGACATGGCCGCGATCAGCGCGCGTGTGGCCCATGGGGGCGTAGGGAAGTCTTCTAGGCTATCTTTGGCCTCTGAGCGTTGCTGCATGACGGCGCTGGATGTGTTCTGAACCATTAGTTTTGATACTCCCGGGTGCCGGGCATGTGGCTTGACCAACGCGACAGCTTTGGCGATGGCGCTTCTTCTAGCGCGTCTTCCCATCGATCGCCCGTTAGCCAACCCTGCGCATGCTTTGGCGCTGGTTTAAATCCGTCCTTCGATGGCGCTTTCAACCAAGCTGCGTATTTCTTCACCCCGTCAATGATCGTGGTGGCGTCTGTGCGCTTCAATGCCTTTTCAAACGCTATTCGGGCGTTCTTCTTCCCTGCCTTCTTTGGATATAAATCCCAGAATTCATCGAACGGGTCCGGGGCTGCAGGCTTTGCGTCTTCGACCTCCTGTTCAGGGTCTTCTTCACCAAACAAATCTGGCCCCTCTGGGGTTTGGGGCTTATTAATTGTTTTTCTTAAAAGGTTGTTATCTCTTAAGTGTGCAGGTTTACCGTCATCCGGTTCAACCGTATCCGGTTTTTCAGTAACACGGTGACTTTTAGGATTATCAATTATCTCCCATTCACTGCCCGAAAACTTGCCGTCAGAACCGTGATGATTAGTGACAATCAGATACCCGTAATCCTTCAGTTCTTTCAGGATACGGTAGTATTTATCACGGCCTATTCTGCACCGCTTTTGAATGTGTGATTTGCGGAAAAGCCAGCCTTCCTTGAAGGTCATCAGAAAGCCTAGCACGCCCCTGGCCTCAATAGACAAGCGGTCATCATCCATGATCGCGTTGGGTATGGCTGTATATCCTGAACGGCGCTTCACCGTGTTGTTCTGAAGGTCTTCGTCGCTCATTCTGATACCCCTATGAAATAATCGTATTTTCCCTGTTGAACCAAATCTCTTGTCAAAGACTTGGCCACTTCGACGGGCATATTTTTGATGATTGCTATGTCCTCATAGCCGTAACCTTTGCAGAGAAGCTGCTGGACGGTCTCAAGGCTGCTCTCTTGGCGCATTGGTGAGGTCATACCGCGAAATCCGCCTGTAGGCCGTCTGTGAGGCTTCCCACGTGGTTGTAGGCAATGTGCATGTCACACACTGCTGCCTTTGGTGGGCCCATGCGCTGCTTCTCTACGATCAGAGAAACCCGGTTCTTCACCTCTGCCAGTTCGGCTTCGACCAACACACGCTTGTCATGATCCCCACGGCACGTCTCAAGTTCTTTTTGAACGTAGTATTCAGGGCGATAGACGAAGATCACAGTGTCAGCGTCTTGTTCGATGTTCCCCGATCCGCGAAGATCCGCAAGGGTTGGAATTGGTATCTCTCTTGTCTCTACCTGTCTGTTCAACTGTGACAGCATCAGAACGGGAATACCGAGCTCTTGCGCCAAATCTTTTGAAGCAAGAGACACATCGTTGATATGTTCCATCTCTGTTCGTGCAGTGCGGCTCTTTACAAGCTGCAGATAGTCCACAACGGCCAAACCCATTTTGATGCCACGGTCTTTGAACTTGCGCGCGGCTGACTTGGCTGTTGATTTGAGAACCTGAAGGTCTTTGGCTTCCTTGCCTACGCTTTCGATCGGCAGGTGTTCATATTCCTTCGCTGCAACCACGATCTGCTTTAGTTCTTCATGGGTAATCTGGTTGTTGCGAATGCGGTTATATTCGATCGTGATCCCCTTGCGGGCCAGTATGCCGCTGATCGCGCGGTGCATCTTCTGATCGTTGGACATCTCGACGTTCGCATCAAAGACACCAAAGCCAGCCATGGCCACGTTTAAACCAATCGCTTGTGCAACTGCTGACTTGCCCATACCGGGCCTGCCCGCAAGAATGATGCTGTCTTCTGGGAACATAGAACCGATGATCTTATCAAGTTCTGGAATGCCCGTTCGCGTGCCTTGCACAGTGCCAGACTGAAAAGTTTCAGCGATGTTCTGGATTGCCCGTGTCATGGAATGCTTGAAAGGTTCCATGATGGTCGTTTTGCGTGATTTGGTGGCCAATGTGCCTGAACTGTTTTCAAGGTCCAGAGCAACAGTCGACGCTGGCGTTCTGCCGTCCGCTATGACGCTCATGGCGTCCTTCATATCTGCGATCAAAGCGCGCTTGATATAAAGATCGTTGATCATTTCAGCGTAGTCACTGATTGCAAAGGCACTGACAGACGCGCCCAACAATCGAATAAGATAGCCAACACCACCAAGTTCTTTGATGCCTTCGTCATTCTCGAAAGACGGTTTCAAAGTGACGGGCGATGCTACCTGCTGCGCCTGTATCTTGCTTTCGATAACTTCAAATATACGGCTGTGAACCGGGTCAAAGAAGGTTTCAAACGTGATCGTGTCCGACACCTTGTGATAAAGATCATTGTTCGTGAGAAGCGCGCCCAAAAGCTGCTGTTCTGCTTCGATGTTGTGGGGTGGTAGTTGCTTTTGCATACCCATTAGAAGCTTCCTTTTCTGAATAGGCTGTTTTTGGGGGGAAGGCGATAAAGGTCTTTTTGATTGCCTGCTGCACACCAGACCGCCAAAGCATCGGCTTGATTGTCGTCTTCGACTTCCCAACCCAGCTCAAAACAGTATTCAATGGTCATCTGCTTTGCGCGCTTGCCTGAAATGGCACCTGACCCAAGAAAGAACTTGCGAACACTGTTCACTGCAATCTCTACCGGGGGCTTTAATCCTGCGTTGAATGCCGCTGTGTGGACCGCTGCCCGGTATCCCATGGCAAGCTGGGCGCGCTCTTGGCCACCCGCTGCGCCGCCTGCAATAGCAAGTTCGCATGCGATGAAATCCGGCTCATAGGTAGAAATCAGATCACGGGCCATAATGAGCGCTTGGGTAAAGCGAGCACCGTGTGGTGTTCCCGACTTACCCAAAAGTTCAGAGCCAAAGTCAGGTGGACCGCTGAAATCACCAACGGCCCACCCTGTTGTTGTGGCAAGATCAAATGCCAGACAGATCATTTTGCTGGTTTCTCAGCGTATAGGGTCTGATCGACCCCTTCATTGAACGCCTTCGTCTCTTCATCTTCCGGCATAGGGGCTTCAAGTGGCGCTTCTGCTTCATCCTTCACCGTCTTACCCAATGGCACCACGTTGGATGGCTCTTCTTCAGGCATAGGGGCTTCAGAGCCACCCTGCGCTGCGGCCTCTGCTTCAGACAACAGATCACCCATTTCAGCTTCCCAAGCCAATTTGAAGAACGCCATGAAACCGGGAACGAATGTGCGCAGATAATCAGCCCGCCCTGTCTGAGACATGTTGTCGATCTTGCGCAGATCCGCAAACGCGCCTTTGTGCCAATCTTCAGTCTGTAGAATTGCCTTGATACGGCTGCGCAAACGCCCATTCGTTTCATTGACTTCAAGCTTCAGGTCTTTGAGCTCACTAAAGTAATCGTCAAGCCGGCGCATAAGATCGGGAGACACATCAGCATCAGTTTTGGTGGCCTTCACTGCCTGCTTCGTCTTCTTCGGAGTGGCGTTTGCCTTGGTGGGCTTTTTCGCCGCTGCCTTCTTCGGCGGGGTTTTCTTCGCCACAGGCTTCTTCGCCGGGGCTTTCTTCGTCGTCTTGGTATCCGCAACCGCGGGCTTGCCTTGATCAAGTCGTGCGGCCTGCGCATCTGCTGCAGCCTTGGCCTTTTTGGCCGCTGCTGTCTGTCGTGTGGTTGGCTTTGCCATATTTACCTCATGAGGTTGTAAAAAAGCCGGGCCAGACGCTAAGTCCGACCCGGCCAGGGGGGCGATACACTCAGCTATGGGCTTTGCTGGATGTCACAGGCGACCACAGAGCGGCAGAAACAGCCCTGACCCATGATCGTAAAAAAAGAAGCGCGGGCCTCTGACAGAAGCGTTATAAATACCGCCCTGAAAGAGACACCGCGCGACATGCTCAAACCCCATCGTCAAGGGACAGGCCAAGAGGCCGGGAGGAAGAGGCGAGCAATTTCATGAAACGACTTCTGCAGCGTCGATTATTTCTGTCATCACCTGTCGCGCGGCACGCATTGAGGCGATAATTTCAGCGCGTTCTTCGGAAGTGACGCGCGTTGGATCTTCACTCAGTGCAGAATATGCCTTAATCAAGGTCGCGTGAGCCTGCCCTGTAAGTACGGCGCTCTCTGCAGCCAAGTCAGGCAATCCCCGGTGGTTTTTCACTTCTCGGGACGTTCGCTCAAATGATCGGTTTGTTATCGGGAAAGCGCCAACAAATTCCTCAAGTGAGTGAACTACCTGATATGTAAGAGCAGCCTGACCAGAACACATCTTTGAGATCGTGCCCTTGCTGCATGATCCGTGTTCTGCGTCGACTATGGCAGCCACCACATCAACGCCACCAGCGCGCTTTACCAATCCTTTGAAGATTCCCCTGTAGACACCGTCACACATTGGAAACCTCGTTTTCTTGGTTTGCATCGGCAGACGTGTCATCTGTTGGGCATGAATTATTTCCAACCAATTCGAATGGTGCCGGATGCTGATCCATGTAATCCTGCAGGCGGTTCCAATCTTCTAGTATCTGCTCGGCTTTCCGCTCCAATCGGGCAAAGAAACGCCCGTTTCCCGTCGCCTTGCGGCAGACATTTTCAGGCGTTTCACCTACGCGTTCTGCATAAGCTTTGATTATGGATATTTGCTGATGAACATTTTGCATGCTCAAACATGTGCCGATAAGCACACTTTCTGTCAAGTGCCAATCGACACGTTGAACAATGGGCCAATTGCCACTTTAACAGGCATCATGGACCGTACATTTAGAGACGCCTTAAATCGGCACATTGAAGAAAACGGAACAAAGATCGCGAAATTATCGCGCGATACTGGTGTTTCTCGCGATGTGATCAACAAATTGAAAAGCGGTGTCAATCAAACGACATCTGCTGAAAACGCGATGCTGATCGCCGCTTACTATGGTAAATCGCTGGAAGAATTCATGTTATCCGACCTCCCCGCAGGGAATCGCGGTCTATCGCCTGTTATGGCTCTGCTGCAGCCTGACGAAGTTGAAATAATCGACACTCTAATTCAGGGCTTTCTGAAGAAACGCGGCGCATAATCAAGCTATACACAACTTTTAGAACTGCTTCTTGCTGCTCGTTGGACAATGAATTGTAATCCTGCATGCGCATTTTTGCGAATGACCTTTCGTTAACAACACCGCTCCCCTTCGACTGAAGCTATGCTGATTGTCACACAGTTGGCAACCAGTGTGTTTGCAATGTGTGCCGATTGTCACTTTTTTCTTGCAATGTGCCAATCGGCACAATAACCATTCTTTTAGTTTATAAGGATGGGACACGAAAAATGGTGGATCGTATTAACATACAGATTGCGGCACACGCGGCTATTTCGCAGTTGTCAGGAGATGAAGGGCTGCGCTCTTTAGAAGCTGCTAGCCTTCTGATGTCCGAATTCGCGCGCATGACCAGCGAAGCTGACAGCACCGCAGCGATCGACCTTTTGCGGGTCTTCATCACTGGCATTCAGACCCAAAGTGTCACATCCAAATTGCTCCGTTCCGAGATTGAACAGAAGCTGAAAGAAGACATGCTTGACGCTGTATCGCGGCTGGTCGCAGCCCGCGACATGAGCCTTGCAACAGCCATGAGTGCAGGCTGATGGCTGATCTGATGAAGATGCAGCCCTATGCGGCCCAACGCGCCAAGCTGGTTCAAGCGCAGCGCGATCAACAGACCGCCTTTGCCGTCCGTGCCTTTGTGTTTCTGATGGGTGCCGTGATTGGCACCGGTGGGGGTTTTGTCCTGCTGATCTGGGCGCAGAAAGCGGCCTATCTGCTGGCCAACCCTCACGCAATGGGGGCGATGTGATGGATATCCGCACACTGAAAGAAGGCGAGAAGATCACAGAACCGGGCTTTTACAACATTCCGCTGAGTGTTCACCACAGCCAGCCCTGCGAAGGTATTTCTGTGACATCTGGCGTGCTGCGCATGATGGAACTCGAAAGCCCCGCCCAAGTATGGGCACACCACCAGTTGAACCCGAATAGCCGCCCAAAGAAGCGCACGAAGGCGATGTATATTGGGGCCGCGATGGCCGCTCTGATCGCGGGTGGCCTGAAGGAACTCTGGAAACAGTTTTTAGTGCTGCCTGAAGACATGCCTTACTTCCCAAAGGAAGAAACGTGGAAGGCGTTCGAAGAGAAGCGCTGCAATCGGGCTGAAAGCGTCACTGCCTGCATTCGCTGGCAGAAGGTTCTGGACGATCCCCGCGACAGCCTCACTCTTAAAGATGTTGCGCTTCTGCGTGACATGGCTGTTGTCTTGTCCGACGATCCGAGCGCGCAACTCGCGATCACTGGCCTTCCCGAAATCACCATGGCTGCATGGGACGATGTGAACCAGCTTTGGCTGTTGTCCCGACCTGACACAGTAAACATCACAGCCCGGATCATCTCTGACTATAAGAAGATGGCCACGAAAGGCGAACCGTTCACAACGCAGGTTGTCGACAGGAACATCGACCGTCACGGCTACGGCATGCAGTTGGCTTTTGGCTGTGACGTGTTCCAGCGACTTACAGGCCATTGGCTTGAGAATTGCGCGATCGCTGCGCAGTGGGAAAGCTATCCGCACCACGTCATAATTCGCCCGATCGAAGAACATCACTTGGTGGAAGACATGTGGCTGAACCGCCGCGCGGCCAAGCGGTTTCGCAAATGCTTAGACAGTGGGCATTGGCCGGGTCCGGGCCAAGAAAGTGCACCCTATCGCCGCCCTGATTGGCGCTCTGAGTGGATCAACAAACAGATGGAAAACGAAGGGCCAATGGAATGAGTGACGGCTATCACCCGCCCAAAGCCGACATTGATCGGGTTTTGAGCCAAACGAACAGCGACCCCAAGAAACTTGCTATCGCGTACTTACGCGCCCAACGCCGTTTTCGCAAAGCCAAAGCAGAAGCCGCAATTTTCGAAGCGACTGCCGACATGTCTCTGGCCGTCATGAAGCGTGACACATCATCTGCCGAAGAAGCCGTCAGCAAGCTTGAACGTTCCTTACGCACTGACCATCAATCGAAAGAAACTTGATATGAACGAAGTCACCACAAAAGACGCACCAGCTTTCAACATCGCAACAGGTGGTTTGGTAGAAGCGCTTGTGCCGCAGTCGTTCGAAGACGCTTTCAGATTGTCACGCGCCCTTGCCCAAGCTGGCGACATGGTGCCCAAAGACTTTCAGGGAAAGCCTGAAGCTGTCTTGGCTGCGATCATGCGTGGCGCTGAACTTGGTCTGAAACCAATGCAGGCTCTTTCAAGCATTTCCGTCATCAATGGTCGCGCCACTGTTTGGGGCGATGCCCTGCCAGCACTCATTCAAAAGGCGGGACACACGATCGATGTCTCTGTCGAAGGCGAAGGCATGGAAGCGATTGCGACCGCCACCCTTACGCGAAGTGATACAGGAAAAGCGATCACCCGCACCTTCTCGATGAAAGATGCAGAAGCCGCACGCCTTTTGGAGAAGAACAGCCCTTGGAAGACCTATCCCAAACGTATGCTGTCACATCGTGCCAGAGGTTGGGCCATACGCGATGGCGCGGCTGATGTCTTGATGGGTGTTCAGATCGCGGAAGAGGTTCAGGATTACCAGCCCATTAAGGACGTGACGCCACCCGCGAAGCGAGGCTTTGCCGACATGCTGAACGCGGCGCGCAATAAACCACAAGCGACAGAGGCAGAACTTCCACGCGAAGACAAGCCCACCGCAGACCCCGAAACCACCAAAGATGAAATTCAAGACGCGCAGACGTTGCCAGATGCTCCTGAGAAGTCCGAAGAACTCACGGAAGACTTTCTTGCTGGTGGCAAGGCGCGATTGGATGGCGTCCACCGGGCGCAGTGTCCCCATGCACCCGGTGGACAGGATCACGACGATTGGGTGGCTGGATGGGATGCCGCACCTGACACGATTGATCACAGTGAAGGGGAAGGTGAATGACCTATCTGATGAAAGGCGATGGCTACCGCCCCGATCTGCTGCCAAAGGTCCGATCACCGAAGATCATGGCCACAATGGACGAAATGCCCTGCACCACGCGTGTCAGTAGCCTTTACCCTGGCCACAGGTGTTCACTGACCTTGCGCACAGAGGTTGGGGCGCACGAACGCGGCTATGGTGCAGGCATGGCCACCAAGACCACTGACATGGGCGTTGCGGCAAGCTGCGACAACTGCCACGCGATCATCGACGGTGTAGATCAAAAGCGGCGCACTTACATCGAAGAGAAGTGTCCAACCGCCTTTGAAGTACGTCTTCGCAAAGGCCTGATGGAGACACACGCCATGTTGCTGATTGCGGGTGTCATCATCATTAAAGACGCGAAGTTTGTGTGATGAACAGCGTAGTCAGCGGCAAAGGCATGATCAGGATGAAGCTTTACCGCGTTTATCACCCAGCTTCTGACATGTTCCTGCACCTCGACGGCAAGTCATGGGTCAAGGGCGAAGATTGGGCGTGGTCTGGAACTGCAGCACAAGTGCGAAAGATATCCCAAACACTCAGACATGACCGAAGAGACTGCGAGTTTCCGCGTGTCATAGCCCAAAGCAAGATGGAAGCCGGATCACTGATCCCAAACTAAACCCGGAAAGGTAAATCATGTCTACAGCGCCCCAATTTTGGCTGGTCTGGAATCCTGAAAAGAACCCGCCAAGGAAGATGCATGGCACACGTATGGCTGCTGACGAAGAGGCCATGAGACTAGCGCGGCTCTATCCTGAACAATGCTTTTATGTGCTGAAAGCAAAGGTTGGTTTCAAGTGTGAAACCTCCCCTGTCGCAACTGTCCAACTGGCAAAAGCTGATCAAATACTATTTTAAAAGGAAACACTATGACCGACCAAACACCAAAGCCGCGCACACGCAGCCCGATCACCCCGCTTGAATTCTCCAAGCCCTTCTACATGACGATTGATCAATCAGACAGCACCAACAACACCAGCTTCTTCCAAGGTCCAAAGGCCAAGGAAGCCGCTGAAGAACACGCAGGACAGCGCGCAGCGCGCCTTGGGCGTCCCGTTGCTGTGTTGGGTCCACAGTACAGTGTGAAGGTAAAGCCTGCGGCTGTGCAGGCCGATGACATGCCTTTGGCCTTTATTGAGGGCTGATAGGTGAACGTCGAAGAGCGCATAAAGCTGATTGCACGCCAATGTGCGTGCGCAGGGTTGGGTCTCTACGATTCCCGCGCGCTCTTCGAAAGCCTGTGTATTGCCGACGCTCTTATTCAAGAGAAGGGCGATGTAAACAAAGCGACTGCGCGACTTGGCGTCAAACGCACATTCATATCCCGTCGCCGTCGCCAAGGCTCCATCAAGGTCAGGGGTTCAGAATAATGGGCAAGCGACCATCATTCACAGATGCCGAACTGGCCAGAGCGCTGAAGGCTGCAATGGCCAACAGCTTAGAGCTCCGTATTGAAAAGACGAAAGATGGCGTGATTTACCGTTTTGTTCCTCTTGCCAAGACCGCTGATCCAGAAAACGCTGCAGCCTTGGGACAATGGTAATGCAAGAGGCTGACATGAGAATTCAATACAAGGGTTTGATCAAAGACACTCTACCGTCTGGGAATGTCCGGTGGCGTGTGCGCGTAGAAGGTGAACGGGCCAAGCGGATCAAGATCCCCCACGGCCCCGGACACGAAGACTTCCTGACCTATTACAAGGCTGCTCGCTTGGGTATGAAGCCCGGTGAAGTGCAGAAGCCTGCAACGGCCCTGAAGCACAGTGTGAAGTGGCTATGTGACACATATCTTGCCTATCTGGAACGCCGGGTGGCGCAGGGCATTTCATCGCGCCACACGCTGCGCAACCACAGAAGCCTTGCGAAGAACCTTTGCGCACAGAAGAGCGAAGGCGATCTATCACAGGGCAGGCTTTACCGTGATCTGCCTATGGCTATTCCATCCGTCGAACTGGTGAAGCTGCGTGATCGCATGATGGACAAGCCCAGCATGGCTGAAACGATGTTTAAGTTTCTGCGCGCCCTATACAAGTTCGCCAATGAGCGTGAATACTGTGCGACCAACCCCGCGGCTGGTATCAAGGTTGAGACGATCAGCAAAGGTGGCGCGGTCGCTTGGACAGTGGAAGACCTGAAGCAATACACAGACAGGCACCCCATAGGCTCTACTGCCTATCTGTGCATGGCGCTCTTCATGTTTTCAGGATGTCGGATAGGCGACGGCTACCGCTTGGGCCACAAAAACGAATCCATCAGTAACGGCCGTCGCTGGCTGTCTTGGCAACCTGAGAAGAAGGGTTCTGAATTCGTTGAAATCGAAATGCACCCGATGTTGACAGAGGCGATCGATGCCATGACAGTTGTGGGCCCCACCTACCTGCTAAAGCAAAGCGGCCAACCGTTCGCGTCTGAAAACGCCATGGGCAACCGCATAGCAAAGTGGTGTGACCAGGCTGGGCTGAAGAACCGATCTTCCCACGGGTGGCGCAAAGCACTTGGCCACATGCTGGCCCTGAAAGGCGCGTCACAATATCAGATCATGTCCGTGCATGGCCACAGCAACGCTGAGACTTCCGAAATCTACACCAAAGGCGTCGACAGGGCCGCTCTTGCGTCGAGTGTCAGCGACAAAATGAAAGATATCAAATGGTAAAGGAAGCACGGAATGGCTAAACAGTTATATTTTGGTAATACGCCAGTGCCTTACACGGTTTCGTGGTCTGGCGAGGATCGTATCTTTCTTGGCAAATGTCCTAACTCAAAACGCCTGTCTATCTGCCAAGAAAGCAACCGTGGCGAAGGCAAGCCAAAGTTTGGCGCACCTCACATGGTGCGTCAGCGCGAAGCTATCGCAAAATGTCTTTGCGACCTCTGCGGCAAGAGTATCCGCAACAGCACCAAGGTCAGCCTTTCACAAGCGAGGCCACAGGGGCACGCCGCTAGCCCGTTCGACATTCTACAGGTAGAACCGCTCTTGCATCGTAAATGCGCAGCGATCTGTATGGAATGGTGCCCGTCACTAAAAGATCAGCTTGCCACTGGTGACTTGATAATTCGTCAAGTCCGCAGTCACGGTTGTCAGTTTGCCTTGTACTCAGAGCAAGGTGTTTTCGAAGCCGTTGGAGTGAGGAAGAAGGCCGTCTCTCATGCCAAGGTTCATTTGCAAAAATACACTGTCCGCGACCTCGCTTGGTTAACTGGATGAAAGGGTCGCCTGATATGAATACCGCCTGCAACACTTCAAATGTGTCCCACGTCACTTTAAACGTGGCTACATGGCTCAAGAAAACTGTTTGTTTTCAATCACGGTATGTTTCCCCTAGGGAGTACCAAAAAGCCGGGTTTTCCTTAAAAATAAGACCCAATGTGTCCCACGGTGGACCCTATAGCGCTTTAATGGCGTCAATGGGTTATCGGAATTGTGTCCCACGAATCTGTGGGGGTTTCTGATGCCTCGCAACATGTCTTTCGCAATGACTACCGATCAAGTCTATGATCGTAGCAAGGATGTCACCCGGCGCTTTGGCTGGTGGTTCCTGAAGGCTGGCGATCAGGTCTGGGCTGTAGAAAAGGCCATGGGCCTTCGGGCTGGCGAGAAGGTCAAACGCATTTCTCTGATCAGGATTGTTTCAGTCAAAGCCGAACCTTTGAATGCCATCACACAGGAAGATTGCGCCCGCGAAGGGTTCCCTAGCTTCACCCCACATGACTTCGTTTCAATGCTGTGCGGCCACTATGGATGTCCTGAAGACAAGCTGTGCAACCGGATAGAGTTTGAATATTTGAACGCGGGTGATCAGCCATGATGGACGGTGGATTGCTATTCGATATTCCAGATCAACCCAAACCGGTCGACGCTGAACTCATAATAGTGGATAATTTCGCGGGTGGTGGCGGCGCTTCTACAGGGATTGAGCGTGCGTTAAATCGATCCCCCGAATATGCGATCAATCACGACGCTGTTGCTCTTGAAATGCACCAGACAAATCACCCTCACACGAAGCATCTGCAAACAAGTGTATGGGCTGTTGACCCGCGCGACCTCTTGAAGAAAGGGCAGCGCGTTGGGCTGGCGTGGTTCTCGCCCGATTGCAAGCATCACTCAAAGGCCAAAGGCGGCAAGCCTGTAGAGAAGAATATCCGTGATCTGGCGTGGGTTGTTGTGTCATGGGCCGAACTGGTGAAGCCCAAAGTGATCATGCTTGAGAACGTGGAAGAGTTTAAAGACTGGTGCCCGCTGACCAAGGACAACAAGCCAGACTTGTCGCGGCGTGGCGAGACGTTTCGCCTTTGGGTGAAGAAGCTGCGGGCCTTGGGTTACAAGGTCGAATGGAGAGAGTTGCGGGCCTGCGACTACGGCGCACCAACGATCCGCAAGCGCCTGTTCGTTATTGCCAGATGCGATGGAAAGCCGATTGTTTGGCCGGATCCAACACACGGAACCGCAGATTGCGAAGAAGTCTATAGAGGCACCCTTCTACCCTGGCGTTCTGCTGCTGAAATCATTGATTGGTCTTTGCCGTGCCCTTCTATCTTCGACACCAAAGAGGCTATCTGGGAAAAGTACGGACTACGTGCAATCCGCCCTCTCGCTGAAAACACGCTCAAGCGTGTTGCTGCGGGTGTCAAAAGATACGTGTTGGACGCGGACGAACCTTTTTTTGTGACATATGGCCAACACGGAGGAAGGTCGCGCAGCGCGGCTGACCCTATTCATACAATTACAGCCAGCCCGAAAGATCAGAACGCGGTAGTTGCTCCGGTTATATCAAACGTAGCAAACAGCAAGACAACAGCCAACCGACATGCCTTGGTGTCTGCTTTCCTCGCGCAGCACAACACACAGCGCTGCGGCGTCAATCCGGGTAAGAGCGTCATTGATCCAATGGCCACAGTGACGACGCGCGGCACACAGATCAACGTGGTCGCGGCCCACATGCAATCCATGCACGGAACGACACGCAGAGACAGCCCGATCACGGACCCACTGCAAACCCTTACCGCTGGCGGGGGGCATGCGGCCTTGGTCGCGTCCTTCATGACCAAGTATTACGGAACATCGATCGGCGCAGACATGCACGATCCAATGCACACACTGACGACGCGTGATCGCATGAGCCTGATCACCTGCAACGTGCAGGGAGTTCCGCACTACATTTCCGATATCGGAATGCGGATGCTTGCCGCGCGTGAAATGTTCAGCGCGCAAGGCTTCCGGCCCTGCTACAAAATCGAACAATCCTACACCGGGCGATACTTCACCAAGACCGAGCAAACCCGCATGTGCGGCAACAGCGTGCCCCCTGATCTGGCCGAGGCTCTTTGCCGTGCCAACGTACCCCATATGGCTAGAAAGAAAGTAGAAGCATGAAGCTTGACCCGTTTGACCCGTTTTCGATCCGCGTTGGGAAGCGTCACAGCACTGAGCTCTGTGAGACAGACGGCTGCGAGAACATCAGGTCCAGTAAAAGCAATCGCTGCGCTGCATGTGGCCGCGACCGTCTGGCCAAGAAAGAGGCGCAGCAAAGACGCGATCAGGCCAGCGCATGAGCGACGGCAAGACAAATCAAACCGAAATCAACTTGGGATATTATGAGATGGCCAATTCACTAGATGTTGAAAAGAGTAACGACCGCGAACCAACGACTGCCGAGATATTGGCAAAGGCCAAAGGGCTGATTGACGAACCCCGCAAGTGGTATCGTGGCAGTCGCAACTACCCCCAAGGCGACGACACATTTACCTGCCTGTCAATCACCGGGGCCATCGGAGTTGCGCAAGGCTTGCATGTCAGCGAATACGGCACAAGCGAAGCCGATAAGGCTATGGGGCAGACGGTGCAATCTTTGTTTGGTCCTTTTGGTAGCGCTGATCGCGTAAACCGCGATGACAGGACCACACACGACGCCGTTATGAGGCTGTTTGATGTTGCTATCAAAATGGCAGAAGAATTAGGCGACAAGGGGGCGGATTAATGGTCAGGCTCCTCACTATGGGCGTTTTTTACAAGGTCAGACCAGACCCGTTGAAACGCATCATCACAATCAGCAGCACAATCGCCAGCCCCCAGATCGTTGACGCCCCGAAGGTATGCCAAGACAACTAAGTGGCGCGTAGCTTCGTCCGGTTTAAAGGTCACGGGTCCGCTCTTTTCCCACTTGCGCGGATTTGCGTCTGCGTCTTCTACATCTTGCATGGGGTGTCTCATTTCGGCTCCTTAGTGTCGACATCTGCATGGCGAACAAAACTATCGTACAAGCCAAGCCTGACCATCATGCCACGTACAGCGGAACGCATTGCTCCCGCCTCATCTTCTGTGACCAGTTTATGCTTATCAGCAGCTTCATATTCTTCCACTGCGCACTTTAGAATGCCACGCACATCAACCATAGCAGGTCCGCAATTCATGTCACATTGACCGTTGATGCAATCATCACACGGCACGAAACCCATCCGCCCGCAAGAGCGGCAATAGGTTTGCTTTCTTAAGCGTTGACTCACAGCACCAACCCCGGCGCACCCTCGCGCAGCCATCGGCGCACAGTCTCATCGCTTTTCCATGGCTTGACACCCTTGGGCCGGATCGCGTTAACCTCTGCCAACAGCGCCTTGGCGCTCATACCTTTGGTGATAACCGCTTCCGGGTTTTTCTCAGTGGGTCGCGCTTCAACAGTAAATTCGCCCACGTTATAGAGCCCTTGAAGGTGCTCTAAGTGCTTTGGATAATCCCGCAGGAAGTGTTTCGATCCCCATTTGACGCCGGGGTCAGCGGCCTTACGCGCAGCCATACCAGCCTTCGTCCTTTCCGAGATCATGTTGCGTTCCAACTCCGCAAAGACCAGTGCAATCTGTAAGAACGCCTTGCCCATCGGGGTCTGTGTGTTGAAACTTTCGGTGATCGAAATCAGGTCGATATTGTCTTTTGCAAGCCGCTCGATCATTCCCAGAACGCCGGTTAACGTCCTGCCCAATCGGTCCAACTTCCAAACGACCAGCGTTTCGCCCGGACGCATGACCCTGACAACGCGGTGGAGCGCCTTGCGGTTCATATCCTTGCCGGATGCGTGTTCTGAATAGATGCGCTCTTCGGGGACGCCGTGACGTATCAGCGCCGCCATCTGCAACGCTAAGTCCTGATCGTCGGTCGAAACCCGTGCGTAGCCAAACATTCTGCTCATTGGCAGAAAGGTCTACTTTGAGTCGGGTCTCATTGTAAACTTCCCTATTTCTCACCATTAAGTCGCCAATCTTATTTTGCGTTTCATTGTTGACTTATTTAGCGAACTCAAAGTAGACATTCAATGTAAAGTTTCAAAACACGACAATGAGGACCCGTTTTGATATGAGTTCAATCACACTCCCCCTCGACGTTGACCCTACGCGAAAATTTCACGTTGGGAAAACATCCGGTGACATATTCGGAATTGAGTACGAGGGGCTCGTCGTCACCATCGAACTGCGTAGTTTAGAAGAGGCTGAAGCGGTCTCCCGAGCGCTGCGCAACGACCGCTACGAAACATCAGACTGAAGGACGCCTAGCATGGCCACACTGAACACAATGCGAAACGCACTTGCGGGTATGGCTGTGAAACACATGGGCGGCGGCATCCCAATCCCAGAGCTTGAATTTGTCATGCACCCCCACCGCTTGCAGGACGCAATTCACGAAAGCAGGATCAATGATCTTGACATGGTATCGCACCCAGACGGCAACTGGACGTTTCGCGGGGTTCCCATCCGAGAGGATAAGGACGTGTCGAATTGGAGGCTGTCCGCAGTAGACAAAACGCCCTGCGGCGAATGCCACCTTAAGCCCAATGAAACGTGCGACATTTGCGGCGCACACCAACCTCACGAATAAGGACGCCTGATATGCCAATACCCAAGCAAATTCGCAAAAAGCTGCCACGCGCGCGCCTGTTTTCATTTGAGTTTGGCGGTTATTACTTTGAGCCGTATTGGGCGAAATTCAGGGGTGCAAACTTCATTAGATGGCAGCTTGGCAGGGTTTGCATAACCCACCGCGCACCTTGGCTTGAGGCCGTAGCGCGATCCAATCACCCGCACCTATTCAGAAAGGCAACTTAAATGCACGACGCCCAAAAAGACACGAAACGCGCACTTGATGCAGCTAAATCCATTTGCGACGGACGACACCCCGTCGAAAGTCGGGACACCGTTTTGGTCACTCTGGATCACACAATCGCAACTGTACTTTTGGCGGCGATGGGCGGAGATGCAAAGAAGGCTGTAGTCATGCTGAATGAAGGCACAATTCCACACGTTGAAGAGCGGATTATGATGTTCGCAAATCAACCTCGTTAAAGGACGCCTTATGGCCAACGACATTGAAAACGCCCTGAATGATGCGGGCTTCGAGACGGTTAGGATCGACAAAGCGAGCGTGCGCGATGGTCCCATCTGGACCTGCAAGATCGGCCTCAAAGAAGGGACCAGTGCGGTCCTGCCCGGTGGCTGTGATTTTCCAATGCGCAGTGCTGTAGAAGCCGAGTTCAAGCGTATCACAGGACACGATTGCGACTTCAACTTTTCCGGTTGGGGTGGCGAGTTAACCAAACTCGAAAAAGAGATAGTTTGAAGGACCGCCCTAAACGCAAAAAGCCCCGGAGAACCTAATCGCCGGGGCTTTGCTGTTTCGTGATGATGACCGCTACGGGTAGAGCTGGCTGTGCGTCTCCCAGAGCGGATGGCACCTGTGCGCAGTGACGGCGCGTGTGCCTCTGACGGTGCGCACGTCGTTTAGAAGCCAAGGCCCGGCAAACTGGTCGCCGCTTGGCCTTGTCGCGGGCGATCTGTCCGCGTCAGGCTCAAAGTCAAGCAAGAGCCTTTGCGACCGTCTGAAACGCAAAAAGCCCCCGCTGGGATTAACCAGCAGGGGCTTTGCTATTCTGTGAACTCTACGACCACAGGTGGCGCTCTATGGTATCGAAGGCCGAATATCCATGTATACCAAGTTTTCATGGGGTATGCGCCCGGTGGAAGATTGCAATCTTTAGGATCACCTTCGATGTACTCCGCGATCAGCTTCCAATCGCGCACGTGTGAGCCTTTTTTGTAGGGTGCCCAACCTTCTCCCTTGCAGTCTGTTCCGACGATCTCAACGTGCCATTTTGCCCGTTGATTGCGATGCACCTCTGTTGCGTAGGTCACATTTGGATCTTCGCCCGCCTTAGCCGGTTCGACAATCACCGAACTCACAGTGATAAAAGGCTCTCTGAACATCTGATAGGCGAAATACACAAGGCATGGTAGCGCTATGCAGATAAGCCAATCAGTCTTCCTCATATCCTTCATCATTCGCCCCTCGTAAACCTTATGTACTCAATAACGTGTTCAATCAGTCCTGCCATTTGATCTTTGAATGCCAGTATCATGGCGATCACCGCCAAGACCCATTTTCCTGTTCCAAGGAACGCTTTCGTCCGATCCTGAAACCACTTGTCCACAACACGGCGCTGGCGCTCTTTGTCCACCAGATCCACGACAACCTGCACGTCATCATTGCTTTTGGTCATTGGCTTGAGGACTAGCAAAGCGCGCTCGATCGCTTCTAGGCGCTCTTCTATATCGCTCAATTCATCTACCCCCTGATCATCTTGTCTTTGTTCTTCGAACCTGCCGATGAACCAAAATGAAAGTTGAACACTTGGCCCGTTAGGCCAAGCATCACGGTCAGCATGCCCCACATAGGGCCGGGTATCTCAATCCCTTCAAGCGCCATGTAGACCACCGCTGCCAAGCACAGCAGGGCAAGGAACACGGCTGACGCTGATAGCAGTCCAGCTGTCCGTCCTGTGCCGCCCTGATGCATGTCCCGCGCGTCTGCCCGATCCTCGGCCGCAATCTCAATAGCGCGCGTCTGTGCTTCTATCTCAGCCAGGGCGATGTCTGTAGCCTGCTGCTGCACCTTAGCATATGCCGCAGGATCAGCTTGCAACGCCTCAAGCACGCGATCAGCGTCGCTGTCAGGCGCAAGTCCCGTCACTTCTAGGGCAACCTCTGCCACCTGTTCGAGAACCTTGCCCTTGCCGCCCTTCAATCGGCCCACAATGCCGGGCAGAATTTGCTTTGCAAGACCCGCGCCTAATGTCGCCAATAGCATCGACATGCTGTCACTCCTCGTTTGTTGTTTCGTTGATCCTGTGGCCGTCGCGAAATCGGCGCTCACCAAGGGCTTTGGGCCCAGTAACTGGCCAGCGAACACCGCCCTTGCGCAAACGCTTTTTCGCGATCTTTGAGATGGTCACGGCGTTTGACTGATTGCCGCCCAGAACGTGAAAGTGGGTTTCGTCCTCGCCAGCGTAGAAGCCAACATGGCCTTTCCAGCTTGAAGGTGATCCGCGCCAGAAAACCAGCACCGCGCCCGGTTGTGGGTCTACCTGCACACCAAACTTCATCCAGTTCGCGGCAAGGTACGGATTGGTCGGGATATCTTCACCGGGCAAATGCAGGCGTATAGCGGTCTCAACAAAGTCACCACACCAAGGCAGTTCGGCAGGATCGCCAAGAGTTGCGCCATCTGATCGCAACCAAGCCATAAGACCTTTACGGTCGCGCCGTTCGTGCATGCCAAGTTTTTTGCGCGCTTCAACCATCCAAGGTGGCTCACGCACAACATCGGGCGATGGTTCAGACGCAACCAAAACGTCACGCGCTTCGCTCTTCGCAATTTCATTCCAAAGCACCACCGTTGGCCTGTGCTTGTCTGCGAAGGCTGCAACCGCTGCCCGCGTCTTTGGCCCAATGATCCCATCGATCGGTCCCGGCTCAAAACCGAACACGGTCAGGGCTGTTTGTATTTCTCGCATTGCAGGTACTCCTAAACTTCGATTGCGCCAACCGCCGCATTCGTCCCGATCAGATATGTGGACGGATGATATCTCGCGGTGCCGTACAGATCATCAAATGGCACCAGCCCAGAGGACGCCCGCGCGATATTGGTTTGGGGCGTCATTGCCTTAACGGTGTCAGTCGGTGTGGCATAGCTGGTGTCCATCGTCACTTGTGCTGGTGTACCTGTGTACGCTTGAAACTTGTGGCCGAGGTGGCGCGGCGCAAACAATACCGTCTGATCAAAGTCTGCGATGTCTGCGTTATCGATGCCCTGCATCTGTGTGCTTGCCGTGGCAATCAGGATATTGTTTTCGTCCACTTCATTTGTCCAAGAGCTGTCAGCGCCATTGGTGATGAAGGTCGTGGTCCCGACATTGCCATCAACTGTTTGATTTGCGGTGGTGATATAGGACACCAGCGTGTTGCCATACCGTGCGATACGCTGATCAATGTTTGTCGCGATTTCTTCCGACGCATTCGGTGATCCGCCAAACCCGTAATTGGGAGGGTTGGAGTTTTTGTTATTTGCGATGAAGCCCAACACATTCCGGATGGTCAACCCACCCAGCCCGTTGCCGATCAAACCACTGCCCGTGCCCGAAGACGACACAAGAATTGCCTTGTCGATTACAAAATTGACAGGATAAAGCGTCTGATTGGTTTGCTGGTCCCCGCTGGTGATAATGTCATTGCCACCTTCTGCTGAGATACGCCCCATGTAGGCATAAGACGCATCTGCTGTGTTCGAGTGATACCGAATGCAGGGCTGTACTTCTGGATAGTCTTCGCGCTGTAGCCAACCATTGCGAGTGAACAAATCAACCGCGTCAACATAAGTGTATCTTGCTGTCTGAATGCGGATACAGCCGTGATCGTTGCGCCACGGGGTTTCTTTCAAACCGCCGCCCATGTTGGCTTGCGGGTTCTGTTTGATCCGTGATCCGACAACGGCGGCAAGATAGGTGTTTGAAGAAAAAAAGCACCCGTAGTTCTGGTGTCCATCTGACGCACAATCAAAGATCGTAGACATGAGGCGCGGCTCACCCGAGTCATGCCCGCCCGTCGCATAAAGGCCCTGCATGCCATCCGATGTGCAATCGTTGATCGTCACTTTGAGGCTTGATGCGCCTGTTGACGTGCGAACAGCTTGGATGGGGTTGCCAGTTTCGTCTTCCGCGTCCCAAGGCCCGACGAAATCAATGCCTTTGTACAGGACAGTACCCCCTGCTGATGTGAAGCTGGTGGTGTGAACAAAGACGCTCCCGCTATCACTGATGTTGGTGTTGTTCGTCACATCAAGCGTTGCGCGACCGTCCCACGTCTCCAGACGCCAGTTATTGTAAAATTCTCGTATCGTCAGCTCTGCATTCAAATAGTCGTAGGTGCCGCCCTTCAACATGATCCGACCCTTTAGGCCGATGTCTTTCAATGCGCGCATCTTGGCATATGCATCACCGAAGCCGGTCGCGACTTGGTGGCCTGTTGGTGCGCCTGTGTAGTCGCCATCATGTGCAAAACATATGGTTTGCGTTGTCGGATAGGCGGCGTCTGCGCTGGTTATGATTACAGCCTGCGTGTGCGTTGCAACATTCCCCGACCGATCAATGGCTGTGACTGTGACAGAGTATGTTCCGGGTTCGTTGAAGCACGTTGAGACATCGCGCCCGTAGGCATTGCGGCCATTTTTCCATTGGTCCGGTACATTTTCCAGCTTGGAGAAGGTGTGATCCCGGCCAAAGTCCCAGATGTAATAGATTTCGCTATGTCGTCCGTCCCATGTGTCGTTGCCTGTTGGCGCGCTCTGATCGAAACCTGTTGCTGTTGACCGGAAGAACACCTGCTCCCCGGCGACAAAACCACCGGGCGCGTCAATTTCAAAAGACATAGATTGCGCAGAAGCAACGGGCGTCTCTGAAACGCCGTCAATTTGGTCTCGCATAAGGCTTTCAATGTCGGAAAGTTCTTGCTCTGTAGGCGTCTGAAACCGTGCAATGAGGCCGTAAATATCGCCAACAAAGCCTTGGCTTTCTTTCCCTTTTAGAGCACCGATACCAAAATCAAAATTGCCATAATTGCCCGTACCTTGGTCAGCCGTGTCATTTTCGTAATCAGTGCCATTGGCTCGAGCTAAAACCGTATCGCCAGAGATTTTGCCCAGACCTGTCACCACGTCTGCAGCTACTTCATCTGCAAGTTGGTCAGTACCAGCGCCAACCGATGCCCCAATACCTACGCCGCGTGAATATGCAAGGAAGCGACGCGCGGTTGATGATTTAGAGATATTGAAGTTTCCGTCCTCATCGTTGTTGCCTAAACCCGCAATGGTTGCAAACCCGGCCGCAGCAGGACGCTCAAGACCCATGACGATCATTGCCTCGTCACCACCCGTCGCGTCTACAGTCGTAAACAGGCAATCAAAAGCGCTCTCGCTCTGAAAATAGGCACGCTCGTTGTTGTCGCGGTAGGTCAGGCGCGTCCCGTCAGCCGTAGCCGTCAGGTAAATGTCGTTGATTTTGTCATGGATCGTCCCAACTGGATCGCCGTCCGTGCAGAGCGTCGTCGCGCTGGCCCCGCTCCGTTCGGTGTAGCAGTCAGTGTGAGACGTGCCGGGCAGGATGACCGCACCCACCTCGCCATTTTCGAAAAGCGCGGCTATATCATAACCCGTTTCAATCAGCGATTGACCCAAAAAGCCATCATTGCGGAAACCAATGCGATGCCGAGTCACATTGTCTTGCGACAATCTAAAGCCTGCGCGGTGTTCCATTTCAAACGGTTCCGCCTGCTGCTGGATTATCAGCGACTACAATTAAAACTGTAGCGCCGCCCTTGCCATAAAGGGTTTCTCCGGCTTCCAGATACATGGCTTTCGACCCACCATCGCGAAGGATTTCACCATAGCGACCAACAGGTGGCAGTGTGTCCCGAACTCTCAGTTCCGCCTGTCCACCACGTGCCGAAACCTGTACCTCACCCGGTCCTGATGCCAGGGCGATGTAAGCGTCGGTTGAAGGTGAGTAATCTTGATGTTGTGCCATTTTGTGAGCTCCATGCCAAAAAGACCCCAAAGGGCCGAGGTTCGATCAAAGTTTTTCGATGACAGTCAGGTGATATTGTAGATTGTATCGAGCAAAGCTGTTGCCGCTGCTGCGTTACCTGAAGATACGTTCAAAGCGATGTCTTGGAGTAACTCATCCGAGTAACTGATCATAACAGCGCCAGACCAATCAATACGCGCATCGGATTGCTCTGCTTCTGTCATGCCAGACAAAAACCCGTCGAACGCAGCTGGCCAGCCCCCATTGGCCGCGATCGCAGCATCTTCTGGCGAAAGTATTCCAGCATCTCTAACAGCCTTACAGAAATCCGGTTTTGGCATTTCTGCTATTTCACGCAAATGATCAAGGCGCGCATCGTTGTCGACCGTGACAACGCCGTTCTCATCCAAGAGCCAAAAATTTCTTGTGTCGCGGCTTGGAAGTGTCGACTGATCCACAAGATGATAAGTTGTGCCGTCCGGTATTCCTATGGCCGGGTCCGCGCCATAGTTCACTAAAACCATACCGTCCTCTTCATACAAAGCGACTGTTGCCATATTTAGCTCCCTAAAATCAAAACGTAGACCTCATCGGGATCAACGTAAGTGCCTGTTGCGCCCAAGACTGCACACACGCGCACTGCGCCAGTTGTCTTGACGCTGATTCCGCTGCCATTGTTGTAGACACTCCCGATCACACGGTTGCCGTTGACTGCAGGGCTGAGACGGTCCCCCGCGGTTGAGACCACGACCGCGTATTCGTCGTTCGGCGCATTGTCAGCAATGTTCACCTGATAGATACCTGTGCCAACATCCGTGACAGATGAAACGTTGTAACTGTTGCGAATTGATAGTGTCCCCAATGGCTCGAAGGCGACCCAAGCAATCAATTGATTTGCTTTAACGATGCTTTCGTCATCGCCCAGCACCATTCGCTCATTATTCAGCCGCGCGTCTTTTGAACCGTATATTTTCAAATCACCGCCTTCTTCAGACTTGATTTGCATGTGATCGTCTTGTGATTGGATGAATGCGGTTCTTGTGGTCTTACCGTTGTAGAAAGACAGATATGGGTCCATGAATATGCCGGTGTCATAACCGATTTTCATTTGCTCCCCGGATGGCCTTGAAAGCGTCAAAAGCGCTTCGAGCATCTGAGAGCCAAACCAAGTCTTCGTGCCGCCAATCGTTTGGTCAGTGTTTCGATCCACGACCTGATCTTCCGTCAGCGTATCGCTTTGCAATAATTTCCTCGCTCCGACGATCGTGGGGCTGTCATTGACATAGAGACGGCCATCGACATTTAAGCCAACGTATCTCTCAAGTTCGCCGGCTCCACCCTTGTTGGCTGTAAGCTTGACCCAAACATCGGAACCCGTGTGCTCCAAATCAATTGGCGTCAATGCGGATAGACTGACAGGTGCGGGCAGCATTGGCGTGAATACACCGCTAACGGTATCAACCTCACCAACCTTGACGCTGATTCCTGCACCTGTGGTGTAGTGGATCTCGTCAATGTCTGTTTCCGTATCCAACGCCCAGATGTTGCCGCGAGTTGATCCCGGTGGAATTGCCAAGCCATAACTCGAAGACTTAAGATCCTGTACCAGCGGATCGAGAATTTTATTGGCCAATTGATCGCCGTTTGTACTCGCTGGAACAATGTCGAAATCGCCGTCATCATTGAGACCGTTGTACTGCGTCATACCTTCTGCCTTCCATAGCCTTGAGCCTGCCAGTTGATTTCTCCAAACGTCGTTGCGTCGACATCATCAAGAAACTCAACATATACGCCTGAATTCGTTTCATTTGTTGTGACCAACCTGTCTGTCGGAAGGTTTGGTTTATCCAGTGTAACAAATGATGGGGGCTCCCTGAACGGCGTGTCATATGTGATCTGCACGCCGCCCAATGGAACTGTGACGTTTTGCCCATACTCCGACCTGTCGGGCATGTCCAAAATGAATTTGCACGAAACCACAAGCGGGGAAGAACTCACATCCGTTGTCTTCAATACGATCGCGAATTGAAATGCGCGACCTGTCACTGTGCTTACAAGTATCGGCGTCCAATCCGTCCACACTGCCCCCGGCGCACCGGGCTCGTCCTCTGTAAGCCTGAACAAAACTTGAATTGAACCATTCTGGATTTCTGGCAACGCCAGGGTGAGAACATCTGAGAGAGATGTCCAGTCGGACATGAAAACAGTGCTGTTGTCTGTGCTGGCTTCGTATTCGCCCTTCAAGGTGCAGGTAAAGACCTCGCCCAGATCCACAACCTGATCACTATCCAGTCGACCCTCAGTATTGAAATCACCGTTTGCATCTTTCGATAAACGCAAGAAATTCCCGACAACCTCAAGATTGTCCGTAGTTCCAGAAAAGACTGGTGACACCTCGAGCTCTGAAACGATATTGATCTTTTTCAGATTGTCGGCGCTCACGTCGACTATCTCTGATTGTTGAGATATCTGATCGCTATAGTCTCGAGCTCTGATGAAATATCGACCAGCGCGCAAAGGCGTTGTCACAGAAGAGCTTGGGTGTGCAACTGTAGAAACCAGCGTCGAAGAATTCCAGTTCGATGAAGTCGAACTTGCGTAACGAATGATGTACTCTTTGATGTCTCTGACCGTCAGCGGTTCCCATGTCCACGTGATTTCTGTGTCTGAGATAGACGGCGCAAGACCTTCGACTTTCGGCGGCGCTGCTGTAATTGCTTTTGCAGTGACGTCACGAACTGCGGTGGGTGGACCCGATCGGCCAAGGTTCGAAACAGGAAGTATTTGGTATTCATAGACCACACTTTCTAAAAGCCTGTCGGTTTTCAGTGGTTCACCATTCAGCGGCGCAAACGCGGTTGTACTCCAAAGCGCGCCCGCGGCTTTCTCTCGCCATCTTAGAGCAACCATTGTACCCGCTTGAACTTGCTCCGGGTCTTGCTTCACTGTGACCTCGAGAACAGGAGACACAGTCCCGTCCTTCTCGTAGATCATGGTTGTTTCGTCGCTTACAGCTGACAGAATTTCCGGCGTTGCAGGGCCATACACAGTGCGGCGCGCAGCTTTGGTGATGTTGGGGTTGTAATCCGGTATCACGCCCGTTTCAGCATCCAAGACTTCTGGTGCAGCTGGAACTGCTGTTATCAATGATGTCAGATCGGCATTGGGAACCCGTGAGGTTATTATGAGCTCCTGACTGCTTGTGCCGACCTCTTCTACCAGAACCATGTCGGAGATGTTGACTTCACCGATTCCAAGAGGTGTTTCAGGCTGGACGAAAAACTCTCTGCCGTTGGATGGGTTGAGTAGAACCTCGAGCAAGATTGTTTGGTTCAACTGATCTCGCACGCGAAGAGCATACGCAATCGAAGTGTCTAAGTCGAAGATTTCATCAGTCAGAATAGACGTGACCTGCAATCCGTCATCTACCAGATCCGCAATGCGCGCTGAACCAATTGCCCATTTAGTCACATCGTGGCTCATGACAATCTTGTCACCGACATTCGCCACAAGGTGATCAGGGCCCGCGAAGAATTCGAATGTCTCTGGACGCAGTTTTGCCACTGCCATGTGATAGCGTGCAAGACGATACACATTCCCAAGCTCAGTCTCGCTACTTGCGACAACTACACCTGTGAGCGGCAAGTCCTCGAACTCTGTCGCGTTGCCCGCGTTGTATCCGTCCGCATAGACAATTGCCTCATCTTGCTGAAAGTCCTGTGCTTCAGAGATAAAAGCGACCTTTAATCCGTGGATCTCTTTTGTGTATTCCTTGCGGCCGGAAAATCCCCATGTGTTGTGCGGGCTGAAAGCGGCCCTTACTGCGCCTTTAGAGCCATCACGCACCAAAGAATGCTTAACCTCTGTGATCGACCGCCTGACGCGGCCCGCTGCCGCGGCTTGATCCATCATGTCTCGAACCGTGATTGGACCGTCATAAACTATGTCAAAGGTCCAATGTGGCTCTTCAGAGCGATAGGCAAGGAAAGCATCGAGATCAATTCGAGCATTGTCTACCGGGCGTTTCATGCCAGCACCGCGCAACATATGCACCATAATGTCAGCAACGTGGCGCGTTTTCTGCGGGCTTGAAAAGCTTGATCCATTCCACACGGGCAGCAAGCGGTTAACAATCGCATTGAGGCTGTCTATTTGTCCGTTCAATTGATCGGTGGCGCGCATGCGAAACGCGATTTCACAAAGGTCAGGGTGGCTCTGAAGCCTATCGCCCGTGGTGCTCCTGATGGCCGTGAGATACGCATCGTCGTAGTGAGTATCAATGCCACGATCTTCATTGGTGCGTGTGACCGATATTTCCCAAGTGTCTTTGTCTGGGAACGTGATGTCTTTCACAAAACGACGAAAGCGCTGATCAGATCCGCTAAACGTGCGCGTGCCCGCGCTGATCCAGCTGCTAGCACCTGCACGGCGATATTGGTACTGCACAGTCACGCTGAGCGAAACATTGCGCCCTTTGTCGTCTCGAGTGCCCAAAGCATCAAATGAGATGTCGATCGATGCACGCTTTGTATCAGGGCGCGTAAAGCGCGTGACGTCATTGCCCTCTTCAAGCAAGACCCGGTAGACATCCTCAGTGATGTCGTCTGGATACAACTGCATTCTGTCGTCGCCGTAGAGCCAGGTGACATCCATATCTTCCAACTCGGGAATGTCTTGCTCTGTCAGGCTTTGGTTCACGTTCCTGAATTCAATCTCTATGTCGCTGAATTCAGAGATTGGTGTGGTGCCTATGCGCAGCTGCTCCAAAGAGATATCTGGCCCCACACCGAAAGTCATTCGGCCGCGATAATATACGTCCTCGCCATCAAGCTCGGTGTAACCCGTTGCTGAAAGCGTCGGAAACATCAAGTGACGCCCCCAGACCTGCGGAACTGTGCCGAAAGGTGTAAAGCCGTTTTGAACGCCCGTTATTGTGAAAGCCGGATCACCTGCTACGCCGGATTGCACGGGAGGCTTTACAAGCGCATTGACCGCCAGACTGAAGACGATCGAGATTGCTGTTGTCGCCAGTTTAAGAGCAAGCTTCGAAGCGCCGGCTCCCAATATTTGCCCTGCAATATACGGTGACGCGACTTGCGAAATGGCGCCAAGGATGGGTGCAAAGAACGCCCCTTCCGCTTTGGGCGCGATAACCATCGTCGACCCGGATTTTGGCTTGAGCGTCATCCAGCAATCGCGCGGCACCTCTGTAATCTTCTCGTTATTAGCCAACGAAACCTGAAGCGTGCCGACACTTGAGATTGGGTATCCTTCATCAAAAATGATTTCCGCAACGCTTTTCCCTGAAGGAAGGCCAAAGCACCGATGATCACCAAGCAACGGCGTCTTGTATGCAATGATCTGAACTTCATTTGTCATGTCGGAAAATTCCCAATACGCGCTTTTTCCACAAAATGTGGTTCCATGGCTCTACACAAACGCCGCCCGTATGATGGGCATGCAGCATGTCTTTGTTATTCAGCGCTACGCCAATGTGCAGATCACGTGAGCCAATTCGAAACAGGATTGCATCTCCTTCGATCGCTGCTTCACACTGACGCCAATTCGCTCTTTGAAGTTCGATTGCCGCGCGGTATTCGTCACCCAAAACATCGGGCACAAAGACATCAAACACGTTTTGCTGGACGTCCATAAACAGACCAAAGCAATCGTAAGCATCTGGACCGCGGCCTGCCTTTTCGTACCGCTTTCCCACCCAATGATTAGCCCACACGTTTCAGAACATGCCCGGAAAGAGTGAAGGGACCATTTTGAACTGACACCCGGGCATATCGAGCACTGGCTCAATACCCAACGTTCCGCTGATCTTTAAGCGATCATACGCGATGTTTTGAAGTTCCATGACAAGGGGGCCAACCTCTGCAATGTCGGGCGTGGATTTCATGACATACTTGATCTGAAATTCTGCAAAACCTTCGACCGCGCGCAGTTTGTCCAGAATGTCTGAGCTCACGTTTTCTATTTCCCAAGTCAACGTGGGCGAAGCGTCATCGCCCTCTTCCGGCAATGTGATTTCAAAAGCCCCGATGTCGTAAGTGACACCCTGGCTCACGATAGGCTCTTCATCAGCAACAAAATGCAGATCCTCTGCCAGATCAGGGTGTGAGATGCTGATCAGCGGCAAAATGACCTCGGAAGTGTCAGTACCGGTGATCGCTTGAATGAACTCCGGGGTCATACTGGAAAGAGCTCCAAGTTCACTGAAACTGTGTAGTGCGCGCGTCCAAGCGGTTCGATTTGATACGGGTTTTCCACGTCTCGAAAGCGCCAAACTCGCACCAGCCCTGTGAACGGGTGAGGCATTTCAAACTTGCTTGAACCCATACCAAGTGTTTGCTCGAAGAAATCCTCAAACGTAGCGACTTGTGCAGACGAAAATGGCCGAAAGCGCATAGTGGCAGGTTTCGGCTTTCCAGATGTAAGCGGCCTTTGAAAAGCGGCCCCACGATCGAAATCGGTGCGAACCATAGCGTTAGGTGCGCCCGATATTGTAACCGAACTTCTTTCTGGCTCCTGATGAAGCGAAGGCGGCCAAGTGAACATATTCTACCCCTTCGGTGTTTGCGAAATTCCAAAATTGTTCGTGATGGAAGCTTTTCCTGTTTGCGTGCCCATTGCTGACACAACAGCTTTGGTAAAGCCTATGTCGACCTGCCTGCCGGATTGGCTTTGACGTGTTTGCGCCTGAAAACCTGCTGGTGGCGTGACGTTCACAACCTGCTGGCTGTTTAACGTTGGCGACAAAGAACCCGGTTCAATATTTGGCGTGTTGATCGTTGGGGTAATACCTCCCCCATCGCTCGCATTGAGGATGATGCCTGATACAGCCTCTGTTCCGATCCCAACCAACTCGTTCAGAAAGCCGCTGATGCCGCCGCCGCTGAAAAGCGACTTGAAAGCATCTGCGCCGTTCAGCCTGATCATCTCTGCGATCAACTGGCTCACAAAGTCTGTGACTGAAGAAACCTCTGTGGCCAACTGCGTGGCGCGATCAAGTAGGCCGTCGAAAGTGTTGAATGATGTCTCCCTGAATCGCTCCATGGCTACATCCAGTTGCCGAACAGCTGTGCTCTCTTCACCGAATTGCTGTACCAGCTTGGCCCTGACTTCCTTCAGTCTCGACGTCTGATCGATCAACCGCTCTTGCTGGGTCTGCATAGACTGCACAAAAGCCAAAGCCTCTCTTTCTATCTCGTCTATTTCACCGGCCACAGGTGTACCAGCACCGCCGCCGCCACTCGAGCCACCTGTGGCCGGATTTAAGGCCTCATTGACTTTGCGATTGGTCTCACCAAGTTCTTTGTTCAGTTCCAAGGTTTGATCATACGCCTGTTTGATACGATCAGGCGTGGCTCCAAGTTTTTGAAGCCTCTGTGAGACTTCCTGCGCCTCGCCTACCGCGCTAACCGTGACGCTGTCAGCGCCTTGTTCTGCAGCCTGCAACCGGGCTCGAGCAACCGCAATTTGATCTCGAACGTTAAGATTGGCGTTTGCGATGTTTTGCAGGGCGTTGTTAAGACGGATCGCTGCATTTGTAAGCCCGTCTGTTTCGCCAGTGGCCTTAGACAATTCCCCCTGAAAGCGGCGCATGGCTTCATCAAGACGGTTCACTATTTCGGCTTCTTCGCCATACTCAGCCACAAGAACCGCACGCGCATTGCTCAGTTCTTCAGTTATCCGCTGCTGTCGCTCTGCAGATGTGATGTTTTTTTCAACAAACTCTGTGACTTTTTTAGTCGCAGCGTCTATGCGCGCAGAATATTCCACCGGTCCAGTTGGATCAAAGGTTGTACCGATGATTTCACCGCTTTTACGAATGCTGTCGGCGGCGATAGAGATGGAAGCTTCTAGACCTTTGATATTGCGATCAAGCTCTACAGCTTCTTGATTTGCATCTACAAGCGCGTCCGAAATTGCTTTGTTGATCTGATCAATACCCGCGCTGTTCAACCCTTCTCGAGCCGAACGGTATATTTCCAGATTTGCCTGAAGTTCGCCTTCGATCAGATCACGGCGTTCTTTCAAAGCATTCAATTCTCGAACTCGTTCCGCCTGCAGTTTTTGCTCTTGAACGCGCTCGAGCTCTACCAGCTTTTTCTTGCTCTCAAATTCATTGATCGTGGCTGCAATGATCTTATCAGACGCAGCGAGGCTCTTTTCACCACGCTCATCGATCGCCTGTGATAGCCTCTCCATGACTGCAACGGCGCTGTCAGTCACACCTTCAAGCTTTGCCGTGCTGTCAGTCAGTCGCTCAAAACGCTCTGCGGTAGTCTCTACATTGCTGCGCAAGGTCGTAATCACTGCGGTTGCAGT